CTCTTGCAAGGTGGAAATGCTGATGAAAGACCCATTTATAAATATGGACGAAGCAAGCAAACACATTATTGACTTTGCTTCGATTGTCACTGTACTAGGAACCCTTGCAGATATGTTACCAGCTGTTGCCGCTATTTTTACTATAGTCTGGACGGCTATTCGCATTTACGAGACTAAAACTGTTCAAGGTTGGTTAGGTAAAAAAGATGCCGTCAACAAGTAAAAAGCAACATAATTTCATGGCAGCCGTGGCTAATAACCCTAAGTTTGCCAAAAAAGCAGGTGTATCTTCCGCTGTAGGGAAAGAATTTTTAACTGCCGACAAAGGCAAAACATTTAAAGAGGGTGGAACTATGAAAAAGCCAAATCCATTTATGGAAATGATTGCAAAGAAAAAAGAAGCTGCTGCTAAAAAGCCTGCTATGAAAAAAGGCGGTATGGCTAAGAAGACGGTAAAGAAAATGACTAAAGGCGGAAAGACTTGCTAACATGAAACCAGTAGATACTAACGAAAACCCCGGCTTAGCAAAGTTACCTACAGAAGTTCGTAACAAGATGGGCTACATGAAAAAAGGTGGAAAAGTGAAACACGAAGATATTAAACAAGACATGCCAATGATGAAAAAAGTGGCTAAGCAAGAAGTTGCTGCGCACGAAAAGCGTATGCACAAAATGGCTAAAGGCGGTATGACTCGTGCCGATGGCTGCATCTCTAAAGGTCACACTAAAGGCACAATGGTTGCCATGTGTGGCGGCGGTATGTACGGTAAAAAAGGTAAGTAATGAAAGCGTCTAGGGGCATGGGCGCAGTAATGCCGAGTAAAATGCCTAAAGCAACTAAAAGCGCTGTTCTTTTAAAGGATGGTGGTAGCGTTAATGCTGCTGGTAATTACACCAAACCAGAGATGCGCAAGCGTATTGTTTCTCAAGTTAAAGCTGCTGCAACACAAGGTACTGGCGCAGGTCAGTGGTCGGCTCGTAAAGCCCAACTAGTAGCTAAAAAATATAAGGCGGCTGGCGGTGGGTATAAATGAGTGGATTGGCAAAATCGCAGCGTTCTTTAAAGGCTTGGGGCGACCAAAAGTGGACAACCAAGTCAGGGAAGAAATCGTCCGAGACGGGCGAGCGGTACCTGCCAAAGAAAGCAATAGCGGCGTTAAGCCCACAGGAGTACGCAGCAACAACACGAGCAAAACGCGCAGGAAAAGCACAGGGGCAGCAATTCGTGCCGCAGCCCAAAAAGGTAAAAGCAAAAGTAAAACCGTATAGGAAGATTTAAAATGGGAACTAATATAGACGATTTAATAGACAGCGTTAAAAACAACTATCAAAAAAATTTTGGTAGAGACGCAACTGCTGAAAATTTAGCCGAGCATCGCGCGCGCCTTGAAAAAAATATTGAAAAATACCCACGTACTCATGGATTAATTCCCGAAGATTCAGATTCCGCTTATTCACAAAAGCAGCTTTATGAAATGGATAAAAACAGAAGGGCAAAAGGCAATGAAACAAGCGACAAACCCGTAAAAGCTCCCGCAAAGCCTGTTCCACGTACGGGTGGTGGTGGTGGTGGTAGTTCGGGTGCTGCAGAATTAAAAAGCATTACAAACCCAAAAGCAATGAAAAAAGGCGGTAAGGTAGCTGGTAGATTAGCAACTAGAGGATACGGAATAGCTAAAAAATGAAAGACTTCCTGCAAGTTCAGATTGAAGCATCTGAACGCTTATACAACATGATGTTGGAAGACCACAAAGAACGTGTCAGAGACATGGCAATGTGGGCAGATACAAGCGTAAGTCTGATGAAAAAGTTAGACGAGCGTGATGCAGAAATAAATAAGTTACGTGAAGAAATAGCAGTACTAAAAGCGAGCAACTGATGGCATATACGACCGGCGTCACAACATTTAATTTAGATCTAAACGATCTGATTGAAGAAGCGTTTGAGCGTTGCGGCTCTGAGCTACGCTCGGGCTATGATTTTAGAACTGCACGCCGTTCTTTGAATTTGTTGACGATTGAGTGGGCTAACAGAGGCATCAATCTATGGACTATCGAGCAAGGTGTTATTAACATGGTACAGGGTCAAGCATCGTACCCAGTCCCTTCCGATACTATTGACCTCTTAGAGCACCAGATTCGTACTAACATTAACAGCCAAGCAAACCAGACTGACATAAACATCAGCCGCATCAGCGTCTCAACATACGCCACTATCCCAAATAAACTAGCGCAAGGCAGACCAATTCAAGTTTGGTTCCAGCGTTTAACTGGTGATACTAATGATGGGGCTTGCGTATTAGCAGCAACAATTTCAAGTACAGCAACAACAATTACCTTAAGTGGATCAGGCGTTACTAACTTGGCAAGCACTGGGTTTATTCAACTAGAATCAGAAGTTATCTATTACCAGTATGCTGAAGTCAACACACCTACTACTTGCACGTTAAATAATTGTGTACGTGCGCAAAACAATACAGTAGCAGCCGGACACACAGCAACAACAACTAAAGTATACGTACCACAGTTACCCAATGTAAACGTCTGGCCTACGCCAGATCAAGGCACAGCAACCCAACCCTACTATCAATTTGTTTATTGGCGTTTACGTCGTATTCAAGATGCAGGTAACGGCGTTAATATTCAAGACATTCCGTTTCGCTTTATTCCTTGCATGGTTGCTGGTCTGGCTTATTATCTGTCTTTAAAACTGCCGGGTATGGACCCTCAACGTGTGATGGGTTTAAAAGCAGACTACGAACAACAATTTGATTTAGCTGCGGCTGAAGATCGTGAAACCGCTCCAGTTCGCTGGGTACCTCGTAGGCAGTATATCGGGGGTGCATAATGCCTAATAAGTTTAGTTCTGGCAAATTTGCAATTGCCCAGTGCGATAGGTGTGATTTTCGATTTAAGCTGGTAGATTTAAAAACAGAGATCATTAAGACCAAACCGTATAGGATTAAAGTTTGCAACACCTGTTGGGATCCAGACCAACCTCAGTTACAATTGGGTATGTATCCTGTTAACGATCCACAGGCAGTTAGGGAACCACGTAGGGACAACAGCTATTACCAGTCTGGGTTTGATGGCTTACAGATAAATACTGTGGCTAACAATAACACCGCGCAGTCTTTTGGTGTACCGGCTGGAGGTAGCCGTGTTATACAGTGGGGTTGGAATCCAGTAGGACAGAAGTATGATTTTAATGAAACGCCTAACTATTTAGTAGCACAAGGGCAAGTAGGTAACGTAACAATTAACTAGGAGTAGAAAATGACTTTTAAAAGCGGAGCAAACGGAATTGCAAAAAAGGGTAAAACTAAAGGTAAAAACTTTGGTGACTCAGGTCCAAACGTCGGCATTCAGAATATGATTAAAGGCAAAGGCGGCAAGACTAATGAAAACATGAAATCTATGGGCCGTAACATGGCTAAGATTGCAGCTCAAAGAGGTAAGTAATTATGGCAATTAATAACAAACCAGCTAGCTCGTATGACGAGCCACACACAATGAGCGGGGCTAAAGTTGGTAGCGATCTGCCGGCTATGTCTACAATATCTGGCGCAAAGTGCATGGAAGAGATGAATATCTCTGTAGGCACGACTAGCAAAGGCAACTACGCCCCAACTAAAACTTCTGGCATTCAAGTGCGTGGCGGTAAAGCGCAAACTAAAGGCAAGATGGCTCGTGGGCCAATGTGCTAGTAGGGTAAACCCGAATGAACTACGTACAACTGTACCAAGCAATACAGGACTATTCTGAGAATACGGAATCTTTATTCGTAGGGAATATCTCACGCTTTGTTCAAGAAGCAGAAGACCGTATTTATAACTCGGTTCAAATCCCATCGTTGCGTAAAAACGTGACGGGTACACTTACGGCTAGCAGTAAGTATTTATCTTGTCCTGATGATTATTTGTCTACTTACTCAATGGCTGTTATTGATACGGATACCTCATATAAGTACTTGCTTAACAAAGATGTTAACTTTATACGAGAAGCTTACCCAACTCCTACTGACACTGGTTTGCCTAAATATTACGCTTTGTTTGGTTCCCAATACAGCAACGCTAATGAGTTGTCTTTTATTATAGGACCGACCCCAGACGCTAGTTATGGCGTAGAATTACACTATTTTTACTATCCAGTATCTATTGTTCAAGGGGCTATTTCTGGACTTAATGCGCCTACTGGGGGTTCTTCTTATACTACTGGGGTTTACCCTAACATATCGTTAACGGGTGGAAACGGCTCTGGAGCTACGGCTACTATTACTGTTGCTGGTGGTGTAGTGTCTAGCGTTGTACTTAATAACCCCGGTAACTTTTATGCTGTTGGCAATAGTCTTACAGCCGCTTCTTCATCTATTGGTGGTACAGGTTCTGGTTTTTCTGTAACCGTAGCTTCTGTTAACAATACCGCAGGCACTAGCTGGCTTGGCGATAACTATGACCCAGTGCTGTTTTATGGTTCTATGCGGGAAGCTATGCTATTTATGAAAGGCGAGCAAGACTTAGTTAAGTACTACGAAGACAAGTATCAGGAAGCTGTTATGCAGTTACGCCGTCTTGGTAATGGTCTTGAGCGTGGTGACGCGTATCGTGATGGGCAGCTTAAAATTGATGTTAGTGGCAGAGGTAGGGCATAATGGCTATTGAACAGGGTCAATGCACTATTTTTTACCAAAACGTGCTTAGCGGGTTGGAGAACTTTAATACCGGCACGTCTTATATTTACAAGATTGCCCTATACACAGGGTTAGCCAATCTTAACAACTCCACCCTTGTATATACAACTCAAAACGAAGTTACAGGCACGGGATATACGGCAGGGGGGCGGGTTTTAACAATAGCCCAAACTCCTACGTCAGACTTTAGCAACAGCACTTCTTTTATAAACTTTGCTAATGTGGTTTGGAACCCAGCCAGCTTTACGGCTAGGTGTGCATTAATTTATAATAGTACGACAAATGCGGCTGTAGCCGTTTTAGACTTTGGGTCAGATAAAACGAATACGGCTGCTGGGACATTTACGGTCACTTTCCCAACGGCGACATCGACCAACGCCATTATTAGATTTTCCAATTAAGGAGTTTTTATGCAAAAAGAAATAGCAAGCTGCGGCGATAAAGCGGAAATTAGCTTACAAGCCAATGTAGCTGGTACAGAAACCGTAGGTATTGATGGTCACTACCATGTGGAGTGCCGTGATGCTGATGGTAATTTAAAGTGGACAGATAGCTTTCCAAATCTAGTTAATGCTATTGGTAAGCAGTTGATGTTAAACACTTTATTAGCTGGCACATCATACACAACAGTTGGTCCGTTCCTAGGTTTGATTGGTACTACTAGCCCTACATTTGCGGCTTCTGATACTATGACTTCCCATACGGGTTGGACTGAGTTTGTTAACTACACAGTTGGTGGTTCTGCAGTTCGTGGTACTGCCGTATTTAGCGCTGCTACTTCAAGCGGTACAACCCCATCTAACGTAACTACAGCAGCAGCAGCGGCAATTACCTACACTATTACAGGTGCTGGTGGTAACGTAACAGGTTGTTTTTTGGTTACAGGTTCAGGCGCAAGTTCAACTCAAAGCAATACTGGCGGAACGTTATATAGTGCAGGCGCATTTGCAACAGCTAAGACCACAACAGCTGGCGATACTGTATCAGTAACTTATAGCACAACCGCTACTTCTTAAGGAGTCCTAGATGGCTCTAGTATTGCTTGACCGGGTTCAACAGACTGGTACTGCAAACACGACCGTTAGTTTTACGCTTTCTGGTTCTGTTGTCGGGTATCAGTCTTTTACTGCTATTGGAAATGGCAATACAACTTATTACGCAGCTACAGACGCTTCTGGAAACTGGGAAGCGGGCATTGGCACTTACTCAACTACAGGCCCAACACTAACTCGTACAACAATTTTATCTTCTAGTAATTCTGGTTCTGCGGTTACATTTAGTGGTACTGTTAACGTATTTGTTACATACCCTGCTAGCAAATCTGTAAACCTTGATGGATCAAGCAATGTCAGTGCTTTAGGCACTGTTGCTTCTGGTACTTGGAATGGCTCTACTATCGGCGTTGCTTATGGTGGTACAGGCGTTACCGCATCGTCTGGTGCTAACTCGGTTATGTTGCGAGACGCCAACCAAAACGTAGCGGTAAACCGACTTAACCAAGCCAATACGTCCGTTGCAGCGGCAGGTGGT